TCGACTTCAACAAGATCGCCGCGAATCCCTTGATCGCTGCCGAGAGTATTAAGTACTCTATGAGTACTTATCTCGTCGTCGATCTCCCCGTCACCGGTTTTACCGTTGCCGAGGCCAAGGATATCATCGACGGTCTTGTCGCCTATCTCGCTGCGTCTTCCGGCGCCAAGATCACCCAACTTTTGGGTGGTGAAAACTAGCAATAGTTTTCATATCTTGTCCGGAAACGCATCAGGGTAGACGGGCAGTTCCCGTAGACAGTGTAGCTATTTGGCTATGGATGTAGTACCCCATTGAATGGAGGACCACATGAAAAGCCTTATGCTACTTCTTCAGTGCATACTTGCAGATGCAAGTATGTGGTGTTGCACTAGCACCACCAGAGATTGGAAAACAATCTCTGATCGAGTAGAACACGAGGGTATGTCGTTTTTGACGATTACCCTACCAGCTTTCTGTGGGGAGCTCGAAAGAGCTCTTGACAAAGGCTGTGTAACTCGCGACATGTTCCCTGGTTTCAGGTACCATGCAGGTCTCCCCCTATTTTTAGGAGGTTTCCTCGAGCTTGTGTTCGATCGCTCTAGTGGTCTACTTCTTGATGACCCGTCAAAGGAAGCCATCTTCTTTCTACGGCAAATACTTCTGCTGTTTAAGAAGATCCTTCTTCCCTGTTCATCCGAACGTGAAAGGAGAGCCTATGACCGGTACATCGAGTGTGAAGAAGAAGTCACCGCGTGGGAGAGGAGCGTCACGAACGAGCTTTTGGCTCGTTTTAGTGCTGTTTCCTCTCTTCTTTGGGCTTCTGATCTTAGCGTCATTGACCGTTTGGTTTATGACGGCGATCTTAGGCCCAAACACGGACCAGGAGCGACGGCCGATAAGGTCGTCGGAAATCGAAAATTCGATTTCAAATCCTGGACGCATCGATTGGAGGATTACTTCCCCTCCTCCGATTACATTGTCCCCAACTGGGGATTCTGTGACGGACTCGACAGCGTCGACTTCTTCGAACCCGGATCGGAGTTACCCGTTAGAGTAATTACCGTTCCTAAAACGTTAAAGACTCCGCGAATCATCGCCATTGAACCTACTTGCATGCAATATGCACAGCAGGCTCTCATGGAGGTGCTCGTTAATAGACTCGAGAAGAGTGACATCCTTCAAGATTCTATTGGTTTCACGGACCAGGTTCCTAATCAGGACCTGGCTCGTTCTGGCTCCATTACCGGTAGTCTTGCGACTATCGATTTAAGTGAAGCCAGTGACCGAGTCTCTAATCTGCTCGTCAAACGAATGACCTATCCCTTTAAGCACCTGGCTGGTGCTCTTCAGGCATGTCGTTCGCTTAGAGCGGACGTACCTGGGCATGGCATTAGAACCTTGTCCAAGTATGCGTCTATGGGTTCAGCGACTTGTTTTCCTATAGAGGCCATGGTGTTCTTAACCTTGGTCTGTATGGGTTACGAAAAGTCGCTAAGTAGATCCCTTTCCCGGAAAGACCTTTTGGTATTTCTGGGGCGGGTGCGCGTCTACGGTGACGATATTATCGTTCCCGTAGATTGTGTGCGTCAGGTCGTTGAGACACTTGAAGACTTTGGTCTAAAAGTGAACTCTGGCAAGTCTTTCTGGACTGGAAAGTTCAGAGAGTCCTGCGGGAAGGACTTCTATGATGGTGAGGACGTTTCTGTCACTTACTGTCGTAGAATGCTCCCGATGCGACCTGGTAACGCTTCTGAGATGAGCTCTGCTGTCTCTCTTCGAAACCAGTTTTATAAGGCTGGTCTCTGGCGAGCAACTGAGTTCTTGGACAAACATCTGAGGAGACTAGCCCCTCTTCCGACTGTCCTCGAAACATCTCCAGTGCTAGGGCGTCACTCATTTTTGGGATATGAAACCCAAAAGATGTGTGGCCTCTTGCATCGTCCTCTTGTCAGAGGTATGGTGCAACGACCCAAGCCTCGGAAGTCGCCTTTAGACGGCTCCGGAGCGCTACTGAAGTTCTTCCTGAAAAGAGGATTTGACCCCTTCTTTGATGTGAAGCACTTAGAACGTTATGGACGTCCTGAATCCGTCGACATCAAGATCAGGTGGGCTTCTGCGGTTTAATTATCTGCAGAAGTGTTGCTTTTAGCAACTAAAGGGAGGC